GTGGTGCTGCTGGCGCTGCATTAGGTACCGCCCTGCTTCCTGGAGTTGGCACGGTAATCGGCGGTCTTGCCGGCTCTGCCCTGGGTGGCATGCTTGGCGGCGGTGCAGCAGAAGCAGCGGTTTCGGCCTACACAGGTAAACCTCCTACTGGTAAAGCCGGTACGGAAGTTGCACAACCCCCTCGATATATTGAAACTCCCCTGGGCCGCATCAACCTTAATGATGCTGCCGCCCAACAAGATTTTGACAACCGTAATCAAAAGCGTCAGCTTGAGTACTACGGCACCATGATGGGCATGACTACGTCAAACATTAAGGACTTGACGCAGTTCCAAAATCAGCAAGAGATCGACATGCAGCGGGCGATGATCCCCATCACCACCAAGCTTGCAAACGATCAACTAACCCGTGCACAAGCATTGATTAATACTCAGAACAATGCTTATCTGCAACAGATGATGGTCGGCGCTCAATCGAACCTCGCTCTAGGTGCACAACGTGAGCGTGGCGCTACCATGCGTCAGGCGCTTGCAACTAATCCTTATGTTGTTGCATTAGGTTCGCCAAACATCTCTATCGGTTGAAATAAGTAGCATGTTACCTTTTTCTAACCTCGCTGGAAATCAACCAGGTTCCTCCGGTATGGACGGAAGCGTGTTTGGTTCAATGCTTCAGCAGCAACAAGAACGTTCTGATAATCCCTACGATCCAGATAAACAATTAATTCCCTGGATGGTTAGAGAAATGGAACGGAAAGAGGGTATGTATAACGACCCTGACCGTTTACGTGAACTCATGAATGTATATAAAGAGTTTCGTGCTGAAGAAGCCAAGCAAGCTTTTGATATGCAGATGAAGCGTGATCTGGTCAACCTGATTCCCAAGACTGCTGAATCAGTTGCAACCATGATTTACAACCCACAACGCCAACAGATCCTGGCCTCCATTCCGGGACAGATTGCCGATATCTATCGTGCTACTCCGTTCAACCCTGTGCGTCGTAGTGTGACGTTTGGTTGATTCTTTACCTTTATAATTGAGTCATGGCAGGTCCCTTTGGTGGCGGTTTTGGTATAGATACAGCAGGTCAGTTTTCTGGTGTAGCTGATTCTTTATCAAAAAATCCATTTACTACTACATCAGCTTCTAGTTCTTCCATGGCTTTCCCATTTATTCCACTTGCGGCAGCCGGTATCTCTGCAGCTGGTTCTATCTTTGGTGCATCCAAAGCTGCCAGTGCGACTGAAGAAGCTGCTAAACGAGCAGAAGAAGCAACTAAACAAGCTTCAAAAGAAGCGACTCGTCGCGAGTTGGCCAAGGAATGGGCTGGCTTTGGCTTCGATTACCTTACGCAGCGTTACAACACTGGTGCCGGTGGCGCTGCAAATCGCTTGAACGCCTTCAAACAAGCACAGCAAGAAGCTGAGTTCCAGGCCTATAACCCAGCCATGGCAATCAATCGAGGCCTTTCTCGCTTTGATCGTGTCCAAGATTATGCCGCACAGCTATCTTCGGCAATGCCTGGTTATGTATCGCCGTTAAATCTTTTTTAATTGACTCAGTTAAAATAATAATTATTGAGTAAAAGAAATGCCTGCACCAGTCAATCCATATTTCCCTACTTCTACGGGGCGTTCTAATACGCCTTACCCCGTTGATGCGTCTCAAAATAATCCTTCACTCTCTTCTTATTTTCAAGAGGGTTCAATAAAACAAAAAACCGGTCGCGGTGGCAGCAACTATGGACAGCCGCGTCTTGATAAATTTGGCTTTCCTACAGGAGATATAAAATCAGGCGGTACCTCTACAAATAAACAAGTCCAACGCTTGACCGAAGTTGGTCTTAGTTCTTTATTTAATGTGCGTAAAGGTGAAGAAAATATTTTAAGTCAAGCAGGTGATTACGCTCAATATTTAACAGATCAGATTGGCGCTGGGCGCTTAAGCCCCCAAGAAGCTTCGTCGCGATTTGAAGATTTTGGTCTTGCTTATAAACTACCTGAAACTTTTAAAATAGCGGGTCAAATCGCTGGAACAACTCGTGGCGTTACCCCAACCAGTACCGTAGAAAGCTATCGTCCTTTTACCCAATTTGCTGCACAACAGCTTGGCCTTGGTCAATTGAGCGAAGGACAGTTAAAAGGATATGAACAGGCTGCTCAAGCCATTGGCAAGGCGGCTACCCCAGAAGCATTCTCGGAATTTCTTGGTACAGCTTTAATGAGTTCGCCTGAATATATCCGTTCTAATCCATTGGCTTTTATGTCTAATCTGCCTTATGGCGGTAAGTATGGAATTCCTTATCGCACTGCTGGCGGTGCAATGACTGGCACGTTTCGCTTTGACAGGAGCGCTCCAGCTTCTGCTTTAAATTATTGATCTTTGCTTTCTGATCTTATACTTGTAAATAACAAGATAAACAACCATGAGTTTAGAACAGCTCTTTAGAACAGGGTCTAATATGTCTCCTGCTCGCCAGAAGAAAGTTGGCCGTTCTGTAGGTTATCGTGGCGCTGCAGACCAAGTAACTGGTAAAGAATTTCGCAAGGCAACGAAGGGCAAGACGGGCGATCAGTTCCAGCAGTATTTAACTCGCGTATCAGGTGCGGTACCTATTTCTGCACTTAAAGGAAAAGCTAAATCTGCTTTTGAAAAAGCAGGTTTTGTTGAATTTGATGGTTATTACGGCAAGCCAATTGGAGCGGGCACAATTAAGAAAGCTGCGAGTCAAGGCTATTCCAAAGCAGACGTTGAGGATTATCTTGCGCAAAAGTTCTTAGGCAGTCAACTGTCTGGAGAAGTTGCTCGCTTCGTCGGTGAATCCGGAAGATATAAAGTCGATCCAGCTACCGGTAAATATGTTAAGAACGTAACAGACATCAAAGAAACAGGAGAGCAATCTTCTACCTCTCCGTTTGGTCAGACAGTCTCATCCATCAAAGATTTTCTTGCTGGTTTAAGCCCAGAGGGGGCACCTGGCTCTACAATTGCCGAGATGGAATACGCCACTCAAATTGATCCTTATAAAATCCAGGCTAAATCTGCGCGTGAACAAGCTTTAATTGATTCAAAAACACGGAAAGATCTTGCGCAAATTCAACAAGCCAACAGTTTGTATGGCCTGATTGGTTACGCATTTACTTGATATCTAAACTGTTATAATTAAACCATTGCTAAAGATGGAAGAAACTGCTTCTTCTTTTGTTAAACCAGGGTCTCCCATCAATGCACCCTTTGATCCACAGAGTTTTAAAGTCCTCTTGGAGCAATTAAAAAAATCTCGGGAACAAATTAAAAATGTACCCGATACCCAATCTTCTTATTGACCCATAATCCCTAAGAGACATGGCTAAAGGTGGTAAAGGTGGCGGTGGAGCCAAGGGTGGCGGTGGAGCCAAGGCTGGGAGCGGTGCATCTACCGGTGGAGGTGCAGCTAAAGGCGGGAGCGCAAGGGCTTCTGCTCCCGCTGCACGAGCAAGTGCCCCAGCAGCCAGAGCCGCTGGAGCCACTCCGGCCAGAGCCGCTGGAGCTACCCCAGTTAAGGCTCCTGTTACCAGCCCTAAAACGTATCAATCCATCCTTGACGGCCTTCAACGTTCGAAGGCAAATAAAACAGGTGCCAAACCTACTACATCTTCTGCACAAGCAGGGGCCACACAAACAGGCACACAGACTGGCGCAACTACCAGCGCTCGCGAAAGTAGAAATAACGTAGGCAAAGGTCTTGCCAAGAATATTCGTCAAGCAAATAAGAATCCCGATCTTAGAGCTGCAGCTAAAACTCTTGGTTTTGGAAAAATTGACTCCAAGAGTGAGTTAGGGCGTGCAAAAGCGTATCTTCGTGGTCAGAGAACACAAACGCCAAGTACTGAGCCACAAGTAAACACTACACCAACTAATAACGTTACAGCGCAGCCCAACGATTTAACGTCGCAGTTTGATGAACTGAAAGAACTCTTTGGTAGTCTGACAGAAGAATTAGCTGCGCTCAAGGAAGGCGGCCAAGAACCAGAACCTTTTCAACCCGTGGCACAAGAACCACAATTTGATCTTGGAAGTTTCTTACAACAGCAGAATGCTACCGCAGCTTTTGATCAAAACTTGTTTACTGAGCTTCTTAAGAAACTCCAAACTTCTCAAGAAGAACAGAAACAACAGCTTCAGGAATTCTCTGAGCGTGATCGCAGTCGAGATTACATGAAGGCAGCAAATGCATATCGTTTCTGATGCTAAAACTTTCAACTAAAAGGCAAAGCTTTGCTTTGACTTCTTCTGAATGTTTCCAAGACTGGTTGGATTCTCTGGATAAAAGCATCCAGGAATCCTTCCATTCTTTTGCTAAAGAAAATTATTCTGTCATTGAGACTTTTCTTTATGCAAGATTTCTTGGTTATGTAGGAAGCATTCCTTCCTGTGAAACCTGGATAGAAGAACGGTATCCAAAACCAGACCATCGCAAAATGCTCTTAGATGAGATTGAGCAGATGCGAGAGGATATTCGTCGTCTCAGGGATGACATTGAGAACCTTGCTGTAAAACGTGATTCCGGTGTGGCGCGTATTGCTGCCATGCAAAAAGAATTGCGTGGAACTATCAATCAAGTTGAACAGTATACATCTGGTAAAGATCGCAAGGGTCTTCTAATGGCTGGAGCAGATCGCGCCATTCGTGAGTTAATGTTCATCTTCAAAGATGATCCCATTGAAGCTCCACTGCATGAAGCAACAATGAGTGTGTGGGCACGTATGCAGTTAGAAGAATAAAAATAAGTTAAAATAAAGAAAAACAATTGTTATGGCAAAAGGCAAAATGCCTCCTCAGCTTCTTGAGCACTTCCGTAAAAAGGAAGCCAAGAATGCAGATGGTTCCGAAATGAGTGATAAAGAAAAGCGCAAAGCTGCTTTAGATAAAGCGCGTAAATACAAATCGACCAAAAAATCGGAACGTTCAGAAGAATAGGCTAGTATTCAGTTACTGATTACTTCGGCCTGTGCCTTCTTACCTACACCTTGCTTACAGGCGGAATGCACGTGCCGCCTCTAAAAATTATCAAGTTAAGCCATCCAAAAACAATGACGAGATCGAACGCGCTCGTCAAGATTTTGGGTTCTTCTGCGAGTACGTAGCTGATAAGCCTCCTGCAAAACACCATCAAGATTGGCATCGTCATTTTGTTACGAACGAAGATAGCAGCTGTCTAATTAAAATTGCTGGTCCCAATATTGATCTTTTGGCGCCACGGGGATCAGCAAAATCCACTGTCCTTGGTTTGTTGACTGCTTGGGCAATTGGCATTCATACACAAGCTAAATTACCTCTGCAGATTCTTTATCTTTCGTATACGGTTGATATTGCACGCTCCAAGTCTGCAACGATTAAACGCATTATTGAAAGCAAACGTTATCAAGAAGTTTTCCCCACAGTACGCCTTCTTAAAAACGTAACCAGTAATGAGTACTGGTCTATTGATCATAAATTTGCTGGTATTGACGTAACAGGTGACGAACAATTTACCCTCTGCGCCGCAGGTCTAAAAGGTTCAGTGACCTCCAAGCGTTCTCATCTTGTGATGATTGATGACGCCATTAAATCTGCTGCAGATATCTCAAACCCAGATATCCGTAAAACAATGCAGGATAACTGGAACGCGGTGATTGCTCCCACCATGTTTGAAGGTGGCAGAGCCATTTGCCTTGGAACCCGCTTCCGACATGATGACATTCATGCAACAACATTCAACGAACAAAATAACTGGACGCAAATTGTTCTATCCGCCATTCAAACAGATATCAAAACTGGTGACGAAGAATCATACTGGCCAGAGATGTGGTCACTGGATTACCTGAAAGAAAAGAAACGGCAAGCACCTATTGCTTTTTCTTTCCAGTACATGAATCAGGTCGTCAGACAAAACGAGCTGTCTCTGGCACCAGAGTTAATTGTTAAAGCTGAAATTGCAACAGAGTTTGATACCCTCGGTATTGGGGTGGATCTTTCTGCAGGCACCAAAGAAAAGAATGACTACACAGTCATGATTCTTGGCGGTCGTATTGATGATCGCATCCATATTATTGATTACCGCCGCTTACGTGTCATGGGTAATCTGGAGAAACTAGATGCGTTAAAAGAACTTCTGAACGATTGGTCAATCATCGGCAGGGATGCCAACGACAATTATTTCCCAACATATTCAACGTGTGATATTTGGTCAGAAGCTGTTCAGTACCAGGCATCCCTGGAGGCAGACTTTAAACGTGTTTGTATTAATGGTGAAGGTCTAGATAACTTAATCTGGCATCCGGTTAAAGGTTTCCGTGCGGATAAGTTGGCCCGCTTCCGGGGTATTGTAGGTCTCTTTGAAGAACGCAAGATTATCTTCAATCGTTTCCGAAACTTCACGCACGTGTTTGACGAGCTAACAAATTTTGGTGTCAGTGGTCACGATGACTGTGTCGATGCGTTGGTCTGGTTGGTGACGGGTCTTGCTCGAAAAGGAAAACTTCATCTTGATTACTAACCTTAAAATAGTAAAAAAGATTTTAAAAGCAAGTGGGTCCGGAGTACCTTGCGTTAGGTTTGACCGCTATTGTTTCGGCTGTTAGCGCAGGGACATGGGTCGCCAACAAGATCCTTGGCAGACATGCCCAAGATATCCAACAGGCCTTTAACTACACAAATTCTCAAAAAAGAAGGATTGATATCTTGGAAGATCAGATTAATCGCATGCCTTTGGACTATGTCTTGAAGGTTGATTTTTTAAGGGAAATCCAAGAAATGCATGATAATTTTCGCGAAATCAATAATAAGCTTGATAAGCTTATGGAAAAGCTTTTGACAAAATGACCTACATCATCGAGGTGGAAGAAGACGAATCGGGTGATTGTATTATCACGTTTCCCGATGAGTTGATGGAAGAGATGGGCTGGCAAGAAGGTGATCTTCTTAATTGGGATCTTCGTGGTGAAGGCGTTGTTCTTACCAAAGTTAACGATCCAGAAGGATATGAAGTTTTAGAAGATTAGAATAGAAGCAACTAATAAAGATACATGGCACAAGGTTTTTACGGCGGATATCTCGGCAACGCTGGTGCGTTTAACGATCTAGTTTATCGTGGCGAACCTTATGAGCTTGCTCCCATGCCGTATTACGGTGGTGGCATGAATGTACAACCTGCTCGCTTTGATCCAAGCCAGCTGAATGTCCAGCCAAGATCTGATTATCAACAGCTGCCTGGTTATACTCCTTTTCAATTAGAACAAGATAGAGATCGTTTTATCCTTCATGATCCGCGCTCCGGTGTGGCGGGTAATCCTTTTGGTGCTGAGTTTGTAATTCCAGGTGCAGGTCCTGGTGGCCAACCCGTTTTGCCTGGCGAAAATAAACAGTCCATTGAAGGCGTATATGGTCGTCGGCGCCCTGTACCTGTTCAAAATAATCCTTTACTCCCCGGCTCCAGTCCTCTTGTTATCCGTGGTGTCTAATGAAAAAAACTAAGCTTGCAAAAGAGGCGTTAAAGCATCCAGAGCTTTTTACACCTGCTGAGCTTGCTTATTTTGATCGTTGGCTCTGGCACAAGAAACAACAGAAGAAAGCTGCTAAGATTGAAGTAAATAAAAAGGAAAATAGTTAATGGCCACGGATGCAAAGGTAAGGCTCCAGGAAATCATTAATTCCTACCTGGATAAAGACGGTTCGACAACTGTCGATACCGGTATCGTTGCGTCCCACCTTGCCCAGATGAAACTCTTTGGCATTCGCCAAGGGGTTGAGTTTTTTCCCGGTCAGGACAATTTTGGTGCTCAACGCAAAGACTTTGTTGAGCGTGTTGTTAAATACAATCAAATCGATATTCGCCTGGATTCTATCTGGGATTATTTCCTGTGTGATGGCAAAGGCATCTTTTACATCAGGCCTACAAAAGATAATTACAGAATTTACTACTTCCGTGAGCATGAGTACCGCAGTTACTACAACGTTGACGGTGAATTAGAAGAAGTCGTCATCATCTACAGCTACAGGGTGCGGCGCAGCTCTGGCATGGTTGATGGCCTCAATGCTGCTTCGTTGACAGGCGCTGCGAACACTGGTGATCAAGGAGCTAAGCGTTACATCAGGCTTTCGATCAAGGCAGATGAGATCGAGGAAACTCACTCAGAAGGTGAGATGTCTTTTGATGCCCCTGCTTATGTGACCCCAGGCAAGAACAAGAAAGTTAAAAATACTTTAGGTTTTATCCCCTGCGTTGAGATCTTCAATAATCCGAAGGGGTTCGCGAAGGAAGGTTTCGGTGAATTTGATGCGTTGGCCAACCACATTATCATTCACGATGAGTTGGTTCGCACCATGCGCAAGAACGTTCAGTTCTTTGGTAACCCAACGCTTCTGTCGTCTCGTCCCAAGACTGACTTGATGGAGTCTGGGACTGACTCTGTCGTTCAGCGTCCTTCCATTGCAGCCAACTCTGGCTTTACAGGGATGGGTGCATTGAGTCGCTCAGCGTTTAAAGCAGATCCAATCAGCCGTGGTGTCGATGGCCAGATCCGCGTTCCTCGTGTGATCGCAAACCTGGAGCCAAACGATCGTGTTGGTTATATCGTTCCAGATGCAATTACTGGCGACCAAAATAATTTTGCACGTTCCTTCAGGGAAGAAATTCGTACTGCACTTGGTGGTGTTGATGAACTTTCTATCTCTGCTGGTGTAACTGCTACAGAATACAAATCTTTATTCGGACGCGTTTCTGCAACATCGAAGAAAAAAGCAATGGCTGTTTATACATACGGTATCTGTCGTTGTCTTGAGTTAATTATCTATCAAGAAGAGCAGTTATTCCGCAAAACCCTTGCTGCTGCAACGGGCATTGAACAACCTGTGGAGCCAGCTCCAACAGCAACAAATGAAGAAAAAGCTGGTTATCAACAAGCTTTAGCTCAGTTTGAAAGCCAAGTTGAATCTGCCCTGGCCGCATGTATCGATGCTCGCCAGGTACCGCCTGGCGTAACGGGTTTAATTCCTGATGGCGATTTGACTATGCTGTGGAGATGGACGGGTCCCGTCTATGAAGATTCCACGCAAGATGTTTTGAACAACTCTATTGTTGTTAGAAACCTTCAGGAATTAGGGGTTGATAGCATTGAAGCACTGAAATACCTCTTCCCGTCTAAGACGGATGAGGAGCGGGCCGAGATGCTATCTGGGTTCCCGTTCAGGATGGTGAATGAACTACAGGGTGCTTTCTCCCAGTTCTCTCGCCTGGTGGCGGGTTTGATGCAGACCCCTCACCCGCAGTCGCCGAATTTACCGATGGCTGCAGATCCCAGGTTGGATTTAACTCCATATCTGTATCGAACCTTAGAAGCATTACAAAAGGAGATGAGTTATGCAGGACGCTACCGTCCAATCGATCCCACAGACGAGCCCGACTCCGGCAGTAGCGCCGAGCAGCTACGTGACTCCGTCTTACCAGCCGAGCCAAGCCCCGGTCTCGTACCAAGCAGCCCCGGCGAATTACCAGGTGGCAGCACCTCAGGCGGCCCCGGTTTACCAACCCTCAGCCCCTACTCAGTACGCCCCCCAATCCCAACCGGAAGCACCGAGCAGCAACCCATGGGAATCGGCGTTCAACAAAGTAGTGAACCTGCTGAGCGCTCCAGTTCAATCCCCGTTCCAGGCTCAACCATCAGCTCCGACGAGCTATACCCCGGCCAATTACGGACTGAGCAGCAGCCAAGCTACGCAACAATCGGCTCCGCAGACCTGGTCAACCAACCAGGCTTACTCGCCCAGCTCTTCCCCAACCTTCTCGGAGGGGATCAGTCAGGAAAGCCTGCAAGTAATCGAAGCGTTCGGAAGCGAAGCTCCCGCAATTCTAAATAATTATGCCCTCCAGCTTGAAGCACTGCTTGACAGTGCCGTGGCTTGGGGTACCGAGATGACTGAAACCCTTCAGGGTTACGCTGACTTTGCTGTTCAGTCTCATACTGAGAATCTTGCTTATAACGAGATTCTGACCAATCCTGACGTTCTCAGTGATTACACCCTTCGGTTCTTTGGTCCCGAAGGTCCATACCCTGTTCATGAAGGTGAAGCAGATCTTGAGCAGTATGGTTATCCCACTGAAGAAGTGGATCCATATGCTTATGGTGAGTTCCCCGCTCCCCCTGCTGCCGCAGCTCCTCAGCAGCCTCAAAACTTCTGGGGCACCTTCAACGACATCATGGCTCGTGATCCCCAGAATGCCTGGCGCGTTCTGAACCAGGCTCAGCCCAACGTTGTGTCCAACAAACTCTTCGTGATGGAGTGAAGCTAATGCGACCGTTAGGACAAACCCGTCCTCTGCTCGCATATGGAGTCCCCGCCGCTGCCGGTCTGGTAGCTGGCGGGGCTCTTGCCGCACAGGGCGAAGATCCAGGTAGTGCTCTGCTTGGTGGCGTCGCTGCAGGCCTTGGCGCTCGTGGTGCTCTTGGTGCCGCACGCCTTGCTGGTAAACATGCAGGCGCAGCCCGTGCTGCACTTGCTTCTCAGGCCATCGAAGGTCTTGGGGCCATTGGCCAAAACGTTCCTGCTGGCAGCAAACGCGCTGCTGCAGTACGTGGTGCCATGGGGCCGATCGCTGATGCGATTAACCGTGGTGTCAGCAGGGAAACTGCAGCCATCGCTGGTGTTCCCCTTGCAGCAGGCGCTGCTGGTCTCGGTGGTTTAGCTGCCGGAAGTCTGGCTGGTGCCATCGGTATCCCAGGGTTCCAGGCTGGTATCGATCCTGAGAGCTACAGTTCGAATAATACCGAGATGGCTCGAATGGGCGTGCCAACTATGCAGTACATGTGACTTTTAAGTTAACTACCTGCTAAAATTTTTGTTAGATAAGACACGTGTGTCTTTATCTTTCACCCGATAAAAACACTGACACTGGAGGATAAACCAAAGTGTTCATTGATAGCTAGTTCAGATCCTGGTAGGTGTATCCTTTTAGGATTTGGTAAATAGCTCCGTGGTTGCAGTTAAACTTTTCAGCTATCTTTCTGTAAGAGAGACCAGCTTTTTTTAAAGCTTTAATCTGTTCCACATCGACCGAAGAAAACTTTCTCAAAGATTTTTTCGGTTTCCCTTTACTGGCAAAGCCATTGTTTTCATAACAACCGTTTTTCCAGGCTCTTGTTAAATTTTCTTGTTTGGTAACGATCTCTAGATTTTCAACTCGATTGTTTTTCTTGTTGTTATCTTTGTGATCAACCTGTAAGGAAAAGTTACTGGTTCCGTGAGAACGCAGATCTAATCCTAAAAAGGCAACCGCCATCAAGACGTGAAGATGAAATCTTTTTCGTTTTCCATCTACAAGAACTGAAATACGGTCATAAACACTGGTCGATCTGATGGGAATCTCTCGAAAGTATTCTTGATTGTCGGGATCAAGTTGTTTTTCGAAAGCCTTTCCTTCTTCTGTTAAGTAAAGATTACCAAATCCAGGAACAAGTTTTGGATTCATATTGTTTATAAACAAGTTTCCAAAGCTTAACACGCCTCAACTGAACGCTCAACGTTGTCACCTCACCGAGCAATCGATGAGTGCAAACCGGATGAATTCAGGGAAGCCCTAACGTAAAGACGAGGGTAATCCTGAGCCAAGCCAATCAAGCGTGATTGGAAGGT